CATAAGGTAGGAAGGACAGGGCACCCGCTGTGTTTCAGCGTTACTGATGCCGCCAGCCCTGAAGACGCCTCGCCTGTGATTGAAAAACCGACGCCAGCCGCCACCATCGTCATCTGTGTAGATGCTGTGTTGGCAAACTGAATACGCCAGTTTGTTTTATTGGCGCTGCCGTCCGTGTTTAAAGAAGCTGAGGTGACTAAATCGTGAATGTCTTGATGGCCCGTCAGTGCTGGATCGTGGAGCAACTCAAACGTTGTCGATCCGCCTTCGACGTAGCCAGTCGGGTCGTATTCAATCCCGGCCGTACCATCGAGCGTTCGGGACTCATACGTCTCAGTCTCCATTCCGTCGACGCCGAATGATCGAACCTGAGCGACCGGCGTGAATGTCGTGCCTGATCCCAGGGACAGAACGGTTCCTTTTACTTTCAGCTTTGCCATCTCTCAGGCTCCTTCAAGTGTTGTAGTGGATGGTGACATCCAAAGTGACCACAAAAACACCAACGTCTGAACCGTCTTGCGGCGGCTCGTAGTCGTCTGATTCGTCATTCATCAGGACAGCCCCAATCGTGTAACTGCCGGCCGTTCCACTGTAATCATCAATGTGCGTTCTGACTGCATTTGCGAGCGACTCAGCCGTCACGGATGATTTCGCTTTGCAGTCGATATCGAAGTCCAAAAACCTCAACTGGCCAGATCCACCATCAAGCGTTCCGTTCTCTTCACTGCTCATCTGAGTGATGATGATGTGAGGAAACGCTGCGTTCTGCGGTGCTCGCTGTACATAGACTCGCGTTCCACTGATTGCGGTAATCGTGGCCTCTGAGCTTAGTAGTGAAACGAGTCCTGATTTCATGCTTTCGCTGCTTCTCTTTCAATGCCGACTTTAAAGCTGTCTGCCATCGCAGTCAGTGATGCTGCGCGACCTTTTTGTGCGCCTCGTTGCACGATATGATTTGGTTTCATGCGGCCTGTCTTATGTACTTTTCCGCCTGTCGCCACTCGCTTATTTTTCACGCCGCGACGATGGGCACCGACTCGCTTTGACCCTGTTTCTCGCTCAGCAGTTCCGAGGATAAACCAATGAAAATTTGCCACGCCAATGCCGACGCCCTTTCTTCCGTTTCGCCCACCTTTGGAAGCTTCGCGTTTCTCCCTCGCTTTTTTCTTTAGCCCCGCTCCGACTCCAGCCTTAGCAAATGTGGTTCCGGTAAACTTTCCCTTACCCCTAATAAAACTAAATCCGATCGCCTTTCGCCCCTCCTTCCATTTCGAAGGAACCTCAGCCTTGATTGCCTTTGCGAGCATTCTCAGCCCAGCCGAAACAGCCTGTCTTTCAAGTTTGTTTTGGACAGACAGTCGCAACGCTGCAAGCTTCTTTTTTACCGACTCAACACCAAGCACTTCAGAAGACATCACACCGCTCGCTTCGTTTGGATCTCGATTTCCCTGTGGTTCAAATCGATATCAATCACACTCAGAATCTCGTATGTATTCCCCTCGTGAATCAGCCGCATCGCGGGCGATGCGTCGACCATCGTTTTGCTGTATTGGCATTTCCACACATGCGACACATCCGCATTTGTTTGCTGAACTTTCCAGAACTCCCGGCCGCCTTTGCTGACTACCGAGCACCATGCTGTGCAGTGCTGCCCCCAGTTTGCATCAGCGGTCTGGTCGACTTGTCCATGAGCGTCCGTTGTCTGCCCGATCAGCTTTTCAATCGAGACCTTTTTGCTGTAACTGGCGAGGCATGTGCTCATTACATCACCTTGTGAAATGCGGTCCACTGCAGAGTGCTGATCAAACGCTTGTAGTTCGCTTCGCTGCCTTCACATCCTGACCAGAGAATCTTGGCATATTCCACGATCGCCAGTTTCGCAGCCGCTGGCACTGATGCCGCCGTGGCTCCGTATCCGGCCACGAACATGACCGCAACACAGTTCGGCGTGTTCTCTTCCGTCAGTTCCCATTGGTCGTTAGTGTCGAGAACAATTCGTGGGGGAGTACTCGTCAGGTCGGTCGCGTATCGACTGGCTGCAAATGTCTGACTCGCACTGTTTTGGTCTGTGTAGACGATTGATGTGATGGAGCTAATTGGTGCCAGTCGCAGCTCGATTTCTCGAACATTCAGGAACCCGTCCAGATAGCCCACCACCGTCTGTGTCACCAGCCGGCGATAAGTGTCTGCCTCAACCTGCTTTCGAGCCATCGTCAGGATCAGCGTCAGCTCTGCGTCAAAGTCGCAGACTGACCCGATACGAAGACGGTCCTTCAGGTTTTCGAGCGTGATCGGTTCAACGGTTGGCTCGACGGTCGTCTTGAAGGTTCGGCAGAGCATTCGCTGACTGTCTTCGTAGCTTCCTGCTGGTCTGTGTTGGAATGCCATACTGCGAACCCATTCGAAACGAGTGTTGCTGCGATGCCTGGTGCGAACCCTGAATGAATCGAGCCCTTTGCGTGCCCATTCCATCCGCGTACAAGTTGGATCATCATTTCAGATTGCCCTCCCGCCATTGATGGACATACATGTGTTCCGGCTCCATCTTGTCGTTGAATTGAACCACGGTCTCTTCAAGATGCCCGATAGACACCGACGGCGCGACATAAAGCGTGTTGCCTGCCAGTCTCCACTGATGCCAAAACCATATATCATCATCCATTCGCGAATCGTCCCAATTGCCCTCATCAGACGGCTGTGCGAAGAACCACGGCTTTGGGGTTTTCCGCAGTGAGTCGACACGAATCAGGGTCAGGCCGAAGTGTGCCGTTGTCACCTTAATCGGCTGGTTGCTGACTTCTACGATTTGATTGTCCTCGCCGGTCCCCGTTGTTAGCAGCGGATAAGGTGAGCCCCGGCGACACTGCAGAGCAGCCAACGCGTCGATGTGCGGATTACTGGCCAGCGTATCCATCAGCAGGCTGAGTTGTTGTGGCGTGAATAGCGAGTCGGAATCGAGTGAAAGAATCCAGTCGATACCATCGTCAACAGCCTTGTCGAACATTCGCTGCATACACTGCCCCCAGAACACGCCCTGACTGGTTGTCAGTTCGATTTTGAGTGCTCGCAGAGCTTGCTCGATGAGGCTCCGAGACGCCACCGCTTCATATCGCGGGAGAGTCAGATAAGCCCCGAGCTTAATTGTGGTTGTGTTCTGCTTCTTCACTGGAGCTTCCACGGTCGCTTTTACACCCTCCAGATTCAGACTGATCGGCAGTGCCGCGCAGTCTGTGTTGGGTGAATACCAATCTTTGATCTGCTTCAGGCCGTTCTGTTGCATCAATGCCGTTAGTCGATTGCGGTCGTAGGCCGATTTATGAATGTCATCAGCGTGCATCTGACCGCCCATCAAGTAAAACAGGCGGTTCGGCGTTTCATCCTTCAGCACCTTGTCAACGTCTGGAACGCTGATGCGAATGCGTCCGCCAGGCTTCAGAACTCGCGACCATTCTTCCATCGCCTTCTGAGCATCACCGAAAGTGAAGTGTTCGAGAATGTGACTGGCGCGGATCTCGCTAACAGAGCCGTCAGCATAGGGCAGCGGGAATGCTTCGCTTCCAAGCTTGCGATCAATGGGCGTGAACCCCTCAATCACAGTTGATCCGGCCCCGATATTTAGCTTGATCTCAGTCATAACTCTTTCGCGTCAACAAAAAGTGCATTGCAGTGAGTTGTCGCCACCAGTTGGTAGCCTTTACATTCGCCGAGAGACTTAATCGCTGATAGTCCGGCCTGTCCTTCGCTGCCCCGTAAAGGGGCAGGTTCTTCCGGGTGCCTTGTGCTGATCTCAACCAGCATCACACGAGGCCGATATAGCGTCAGGTCTTCCCAGAGATAAAAGTCCTGACCATCGATGTCGATGACTCCAAGGTCTGGGCAGTCATCGAATCCGGCATATTTCAAAGGCGGATGCAGGTCAGTGAATCGCCCGAACAGGCACCAGCATTGCTCGCCATAATTAGACTGGAGCTTTTCAAACAAGGCTGGATCCGCTTCCATTTGAAGCGACTCCCATCCGAGTTCTCGAAGTCGTAAAGTGTTGGAGAAGAACAAACCGTCAGCAGCTCCGATTTCAAAACACTGACGATTTGTTTCCCCGATTTTCTTGAACACACTGGCAATCAATCCATCCTCACCGAACTGGGTGTAGACATTCAGCCCGCAGCCTTTTAGCCACGGGACAAGTGCCTCATATCGGAGTAATTGACCACCAGACATACTTACACGAACCTCGTCACGCCGTTAGTCGATGTGACGCCAGTGGTTCCGGCAGGGCCAACCTTGGCGCGGGACAGAATCGCTTCTGCCGACGCGGTGAAGTTGTCATTGGTGGCTGTGGCGGAACTGATTGACAGTCGCAGGTATCGCTTGCGGCCTCGAAGGTCTACGCCGTAAACGATTGGCTTTGCCGCAACCGCATCGCCTGTGATGTTGGCCGTCACCGTCGCGAAGTTGCTTGCAGTGGTGTCGTCTGACTCCAGCAGTTGAATCGTTGGGCCAACTGCATTTGTGTTGGCTTCGCTGCTTATGTTGACGATGATCGTTGCGTAGTCCGCACCGTTCGTGTCAAGGTTTGCAGTGGCTGTCGCGTTGTTCGTGACTGCCCGTGAGGCAATCAACTGACTGTGGATGATTGCGCGAAAAGGAAGCATATGATCGGGCTCCTTAGAGCATGGATTTCGAAAAGAGCCTGCTGGAACATCTCCAGCAGTC